GGATGTAACCAGTTTTCATATCATTACACCTTATCACGTAGTTCAAAATATAACCGAAGAAGAGCCAGACATAAATTATTGTGATGATTGTTGGGATTTAATAACCAAATTAAGAATTAAGAATGGTAGGATAGTGTGGTTTGATGGAAGTCAATTGGAAAAAGGGCGAGTTTGAGGTCAGAACCACCCGTGACATAAAAGGAGAACCTAAAGCAGAGTTAGTGAAGTGGGATACAACCCAAGCAGGTAAGGAATATTGCTTTGTTTTAGCCTACTTCCATAGAGATAGTGATGGTTACTATAATCTGATTTTTGTAGGTGATAGACCATTCAGATATCTAGCTGATATAGATATAGCAGATATCTGGAGAGAACTTTTTATGACTCAGCTCATGTTGAATGGGGATAAGCCAGATGAAATGTGAAAAGTGTGGAAAAGAGATAACTAAGGCTGACTTGGAACAATACGACACAAACCAAATTGGCAAAGAAGTATGCAAAGTATGTCTTTGTAAGGATTGTCTCGCAAAGTTCAAAGAGGTACTGAATAAAAAATAAGTTATGCAAAGATAGCATGATAAGTCAAGGTGACGGGTGTTTAGGTAGGACGCAGAGCTACTTCTATTCACTTCTGTAGGGTTCGATACCCTGTCATGCTTTAGTGGCAAGCCAGACATAGTGAAAACGCGTAATTAGCTATGTCAAGAAGCAGACCAAGGCAAAGGGTCTGGGTAGCCCAGATAGTAATGCGGGGATATAAAGGTAGCACCTTTATCAAGAAGTAGTTAGAATCCGTTCAAGCCCCACTACGGGAACATGCCGAAGCCACTATAAAAAATGAACAAAAAAATGATTTGACCTCGTCCAAACATATGAAGACGCTAAAAGCTGTATGGTCAGCTCACCCCACCCTCGATTCCAAAAAGGACGTTCTTTACTAGCAAGGGCGCATAGACGAGAGTGCATACTAGTTGGGTGATAAGAGCTGTAATGGGGAACTGTTCGTGTTGGATTGTGGAAATCGAACAGAGGACTGCTTGGGAGCAATAGGTCATATGGCAGTCAACTGGGAGCATAGCTCAATGGTAGAGCGCATGGCTGTTAACCATGATGTTGTAGGTTCAAGCCCTACTGTTCCCGCTAATGGGCTATCGCCAAACGGTTAAGGCACAGGAATTTGACTCCTGCATTGTTGGTTCGAGTCCGACTAGCCCAGTTGCTATCCCCAGATAGCAAAAACAAACGTCCCTTTTTTGTTTGTTTATATTTTCTTAACGATGGTTTGTAGGGTGTTAAAGCCCTATAGACCCTTACCTGTGCTGACGCAGGTTGCAAGCAATCACTCCTAAGAAAATATGAGCCAATAGAGTGTCACAGCTCTATTGGTGATTTGCCACTCTACCCCTAACAGGGTGGCACTTGTACTCCCCAGTACATGATTATCAACTTTTCATAACTCAGCTTACAGGGTGCAAAAGCCCTGTAGGTGATTTACTACCTAACCCCAACGGGTAGTATTTTTTCAGTAATGCTTTTCTTGGGGATTGCAAGGTGTCACAGCCTTGCGGTCTCTTTTCACAAGACTTGCCAGTGTGGAAATCCTTTCTTTCGGTTCTAGGGTGTCACAGCCCTAGAGCTGATTCCGCTAACATGCGGATAAACTCAAATCGGCTTTGCTCTGTTTTGGATGATGGCAGAGCAAAGCCACCCCTACAAGGAGTAATCATGAAAATTAGAATTAAGTACCTAAATAAAGACATAGATAAACTGGAAAAAATCAGCGTAGGTGATTTGATAGATCTAAGGTGTGCTGAAGATGTTGAAATGAAGCAGGGTGAATATAAGCTTATTCCACTTGGAATAGCAATGGAGCTTCCAGAAGGTTATGAAGCACACATGTATGCAAGAAGTTCAACACCTGCAAAACACGGAATCATGGTTGCTAATTCAGTTGGAATAATAGATTGCTCATATTGCGGTGATGAAGATGAATGGAAGTGTCCCGCAATTGCAATCAGAGATACATTCATTCCTAAGAATACAAGGATATGTCAGTTTAGAATTGTAGAAAATCAGCCAACAATAGAGTTTGAAGAAGTTGAGGTTCTTGGTAACAAGAATCGAGGTGGAATAGGAAGCACGGGGACATGTTAAAAGGGTATGTGATCATAGTCAAAAACTATGTAGCTGAAATTTGTGAGTTTACAACTATATCGATTATAACCACAGTTGATGGTACAAAGCTTTATTATGTCAGAACAAAACATGGGGAAGATTATTTTAAAGAAGATGAACTAAGTCCTGTCAGAAAAGCTTTAGAAAAAAGTTGTAAAGAACTTAACGAAGCGTTGAGGGGCGTATATGAGGGAAGCGCAAATAAAGCTAGATGAAAAAGGTGTAATGTGGGTTGTTTGTCCGTACTGTGATAAAAAATTGTTTCCAGTATCAAACAAAACATCTATACAGAATCTAGTTTACAAATGTAAAGCAAACACATGTAAGAACTTGCTATTAGTAAATATATCGAAAGAGCCATAGAGCCAATTATCTTAATTGATAACTGGCTCTATTTTTTTAAGAGGTGATCTATGGCTAATTATAGTAAAAAACGAGGGGTTAATTATGATAATTCTGTTTTGGATAAGGAAGAGAAAAGAAGACAGTGGAATGTAGATTTGGCTAAAAGAGCATTAGAGAATATGTTTGGAGAAATAAACGTTGGAAATGATGTTCTTATCAATAACAGATATAGAAAGAAAGTGACATACACTCCACAGACATTGTATGAAAAAGCAATGGATTATTTTGAAAACATTGTAGAGACCAATGAAAATGGTGTGACTATCATACCAGATTTAGAAGACTTTTGTACTTTTGCTCATATTTCCAGACCAGTATTTTTGAAATACAGAAGATCTGATGATCCTGAGATGGCAGAAGTGGCAAATAACATAAATACTGCAATAGCAAGTTGTAAAAAGCAAAATGCATTTGCAGGTCTTATTCATCCACTAGCCTTTGCGCTTGATATGAATAACAATCATGACTACATACAGCAAAAGACAGAATCGACAATACATTCAAGTGTATCGTTGAATCAAGTAGAAACTAATATACAAGATATCGCAAACAGATTACCTGTAGAAGATATACCCAGAATAAATCATGAGGAAAACGGAGGGAATTAAATGAGTAAATCAATAACTGTAGCAAGTAAATTTTCAGAGGAAGAACTTGACAAGATTGATTGGTACGTCAAAGAGCATAATACAACTCGAAGTGCTTTATTCCATGATTTTGTAATGAAGGGTGTTAATGGAGAACAAATGACACCTATTTTTGCAAAAGAATCGAAGATCAAGGAAGTAAAGTTATTGTTCAAAAAAGATTTTACTTATTTCTTCAAGGGAAAAGTATATAAAGGAATCATCAATGGTGATGATGTAAGTGTTTATATTGGTGGCGAATGGAAAAATTATAAGAGAAAAGATATTCCAGTAGAGGTACTTGAATGATCATTTTAACACAAAACAATGATGCCTTATATGACACATCTAATAGTTCCGCGGTTTATATAGAGGAAAATACAATTTATCTATCAAATTACACAGGAGAAATAGCCTACGAACTTGGCAAATATGATAATGAAGAACGATGTAAAGCAATAATCGAAGAAATATTTACATTTATGGGATGCCAAGATAAGTATGTTATGCCATTTGTATGAATAATAAGTATATTGTGTATCGCCTTGAACAAGCGCAGGATCTGGAAACCAATCCTTCAAGATTAAAAGACTTTGTAAACATGGGGCAGAATATATATCTTTCTGAAAATGATTTTGATGAAGGAAAAAGAATATGCCTAAAAGCTAGAGATATAGCAATTAGAAGCACTATGAAAAACCCTAAGTTTTATGAAGTATACTTATTGTCTTTGAAGTACCTTGCAAGATACTTTAATGATTTTGACTCGTATATGATTTTTTTGGAACATAGAAGAGATGCTGAAGCACAGTTCTACCTTCCTAGAAGAGAAATTTTAAAGAACAAGTTAAACATCATACAAGGGTTTCAAGATATATTAGATGATAAGTTGGATATTTTAACTGTCTCATTACCTGCGGGTACAGGTAAAACAACTCTATGTGAATTTTTCTTGTCATATTTTATGGGGCTTCATCCAGATTTATGTAATCTTTATGTATCTTATACAGGAACGATTACAGACATGTTTCATAGATCTATGAGTGATATTATACTCGGACAAGAATATGCATGGCATGAAGTATTTCCAGATGTAGTACTTGAATCAAAATCCGACAAAGAAAAATACATCAATCTTGGTTCATTTAAACCATTTAAATCATTGACTTGTCGTTCAATAGATGCATCTATGACAGGTGTTACAAGAGCAGAAGGTGTAATAATCAGTGATGATTTAGTTTCGGGTACAGAGGAAGCTTTAAACGTAGTAAGACTAGAAAACCTCTATCAGAAATATATAAATGATGCAAAATCACGTAGAAAAAAAGGATGCAAAGAGATA